TCAAGTGGACAGCGCAGGTCAAAGTGAACCGCTACATCCCTCGCTGCGTGTACCGCCATGATACCAAACTCTTCTGCTTGCTCTTCCCTTACCTCAAACTGCAACTCATCATGCACCCACGCTACCTGCTTTGCATCAAACCCATTAGTTCTGATCTGATTGTCACAATTGATAATCCACTGCTTACTGATGATTGCTCCAGCGCCTTGCAACAAGGTGTTCAGAGCAGCGTGTTCATGCCTGATAAACAGTCTCCTGCCGTCTAATCCTGGTAGACTACCGCACGAAGCAATCCTTGCTACCTTCTCCTGCAACTCTTGCAATGATGGAATAGCCTTGTAGAACTTATCCAGAATCTTCTTACCTTCCTTGACACCGCCACCAACGATAGAACCAATCTTAGTAGGGCCAGCACCATAGATCGTAGCAAAGATAAAGGTCTTAGCCGCTGCTCGATCTGGTAACCCTGCTGCTATCTGGTTCTTGGTGTGAATGTCACCTTCCAATAGTTCCTTGGTGTAGTCATCATCCCGCATATAGTGAGCAAGGCATCTCAACTCCAACTGCGATAAGTCAATGCCAACAAGTTTATAGCCTCTAGGAACCGTCCAACATGATCTGCACTCCTTACCATATAAAGCACCTAGATTAGGAACCTGAGCCACATTAGGGCTATGGTGTGTGGCTCTACCACTTATCGCTCCGTTGGTGATGACCTTACCGTGTATCCTTTGGTCGTCTTTAACAGCATCAATCCACGAGGAAACTTGAGATACCCGTTTTTGAAGTGTAAGGTATTCCAAGACTCGCTTGGCTTCAGGATATTCAAGAGATTCAAGAATTGACTCATCTACTTTTACCTCCCCTGTCTCTGTAAAGTCTTTAGGAACCCAACCAAGGCTCTGTAGGCGTTTTGCTACCTGTTGCCTTGATCCTACATTGAAAACCTCTACATCGTCTTTAAGACGCTTTCCTGTCTTTTCTGACCACCGCTCAGTAACTATCGGTGGAAAGATTGCCTGTAGTTCTTCCTCAATGTTAGACATGGTTACTTTCCATTCAGACAGCAAGGACATAGCATAAGGAATATCAAGCAAGAAACCGTTTCTCTCCTGCTGCGCTACGATCATCGCGGTTCTATGCTCAAGATCAATAGACTTCTGAGAGAATTCTTCCAACTCTTTACTAAGGTACAGATACAGTTCACCGCAGATGATTGTGTCCTCGATACAGTAGTCAATCATCGTCTGACTGAGACCTTGGTCGAAATCGTCGAACTCCTTCTTGGTTTTTCCTACGAGTTTTGCCAGATTCTTCAGGCTGTGTCCTCCTTCCCTGCTTGGGTTTGCCAACCTGGACATAACTAATGTATCCGCTATCGTCTTTATAGTTATTTTCGCTTTCCATATCGAATTCAACTTCGGATAGTCGAATCCGATTCCGTTGTGAGCCACGATCAAGGATGCGTCCTTTATAAACTGAAGGAAACTTTCTGGTTCCGTCCATGTCCTTACTTCCTTAGTGTCAATATCATAGGTGCAGCACAGCCAGATGGTGTCATGTGCTTTGTTAGTCTCAATGTCTAAAGCAATTCTCACAATGCTTTATCCTCTACTCGTTCGGTCATTCTTCCGGTTACTTGGTCATACAACAGAGAGCAAGCAGGGCCGGTTAGTCCTGAATAACGATTTTTTAATATCTTCACTTTGGTTGTATGCCTGTCAATCAAGTCTACAGCCTGTCCATTGCGCTCAAGTCCTATCACGATATCAGAGAGTTGACCAATAGCACCAGAGCCTCTCAGTTGCGCTAGAGACACCGCAGCGCCTTCCTCGTGTCCTACCTTGTCCGGGCGCTTCAAGTGAGAGACAACAAACAGACTGATTCCTGTCTCTTGCACCAGCATCCTAAGTCTGGTCATAATCTCATCTATGGCTTTTCTCTCGTCTCCGTTGTCTTGCGCCGAAACAATGATGCTAATGTGGTCAATGACAATGAACTTACAATCCATCGCCATAGCCATGTAGCGTACTCGGTTAACGATGTTATCCAAGGTGGTCGAACCAAAGTGATCGAATAGATAAATCCGACCACTACCCAAAGTGATATCAAAAGCAGCGCGTAATTCATCCTGTGTTGCCTCATCATTAGGTAAGTTAAAAATAGTTTTTACTGCGGATGACATGATTCTTTTTAGAATGCTTTTAGGAGGAAGGTGTAAAGGTTTGTTTGCTGCCAACGACATAAGGCTTTTAGCAGTCTTTTCAATTGATTCCTCCAAGAACATCAAGCCGATATTGTCTTTGGTGCTAAGCAAGGTATGGTAGACAATCTCTCGCAGGAACTGAGACTTGCCTAGACCGGAGCCAGCAGTGATCGTAACCATCTCACCTTGTCGGATACCAAAGGTAAGTTCATTTATACCATTAAAGGGATAAAATACTGATGCACTCTCTACCGGCTTTGATACCTTCTCCCACAAGGATGCACCATCAACTATTCCATCGGGTGTGTAGACTTCTGCTTTCCACCAGAGGTCAAGGAATTCCCTGCTCTTTCCTTTGGATACATAGTCACAGGCATCTTTGCAGTCGGTGGATCCTTTAAATATCTTGGCTTTAGTTCCAAAGATTTCAGCACACTGATTAGCAGCCTTTCTGCCTGGTTCGTCATTGTCAAAACAAATGACGATATTCTCGAAAGAATCGAGCCATTCATAATTGGCCTTGATATCCTTAATTGCAGCATCCGCACCATTCCTAACAGATACCACAGGCCACTTAGAACCCATCGCCTGATACGCTGCCGCAGCGTCAAACTCACCCTCGGTAATCGTGACATACTTCCCACCTTTATTAAATAACTGTTGACCAAATAGCATTGCATCTTTCCATGCACCTTCAACAGAGAACTTCTTTTCTTTAGTGTTGCGCTTCTTATAGGCAACTAGGTTTCCCTGTTCATCGTAGTAAGGAAACATGAAGTTATCATTCTTAACACCAATGCCGTAATGCTGACAGGTGTCTTTAGTCAATCCTCGATCCGCCACAGAGGAATAGACTAGATCCGTCGGTGATACTGCTTTAGTTTCCATCTTCCTTTCCTTAAAAGTAGTCACGGTTCCGCATGAATAACACTTAGTACCCCAATCATAGACAGCCAAGGCGTCACTACTGCCGCAATCACTACACGGCAAATGCGCCTGTATCTGCTCTGCCACCTTCAATCTCCTTATCGAAAAACGCTTCCATTGTTAATGGTGCTTCTTCTCGCAACAGTTTAAGTATCTGCCTAGCAACTAACTGATGCTCTTTCTGAGTGCTAGGGTCAAGCCGTTGTTTCAGATAGTGAATCCATGAACGATAAGTGCCTGACATATAAAGCGTGGTCTGTGTCAGTCCTTCAGGCAACAAAGCCCTTGCCTGTTCCTTAGCAATTCCCTTCTCCAATGCTTGCTTGTAACACTCAGCAGCAGACTGCCCAAAAGACCGTTGTAGGGCTTCCCACCAGTTGATTAGGTCTATATCATGCGTAGTGTTCGAGGACTGCCTGTTGGTCTTATCCTGGAGCCTACACTCAACAGTTTGAGTGATGCTATCAACGCTTGCATAACGCTGGCTGAACTCCTGAAAAGAAAAAGATCTATGTCTAATGATCTGCCTCGATATAGCCCTACTAGTTACAATCTCAACACAGGCGGATGCCATCTCGAACGGGGACACGTGCCCATGTTGCATCAGGTAACGGATAAGTTTTGTATCCGGTGAATCCTGGTTCTTGGGATTGGACACCCTTGCCATGTAAAGAATCGTTTGATCAGGATCAGGTGTAGACCACATCATTTTGACTCGCACGGACAGCCTCCCCATCGTTGATAAGATGCTCCACCGCACTGGTCGCAGATACCTGCATCTTCAGGCTCTGACGGCGGCTCTGGTGTTTCGTCAAGATCTTCATCCATTTCAATGCTCCTAGTTAGTTAGTCTTTCTGAAACGCACCAGATGGTAGAATCCTTCCAGTTCGATCCTTGATCTGGTTGTGTGCTTTCTCAAGACAATCTATCAGTTCAATATTTCGCAGATAGCAATAATTTATAAGACACACAACCAGATCTCCTATCGCGTCAGCAGCCGCTTCTTCATCGTCTTTAAGGTTAGCGTCCGCTAGTTCTCCTATCTCGCTCACAGCCTTTAGAAGTTGAGATGTTGAATCATGAAAATTATAGATACCGCGCTCAATAGCCCATCTGATAACCTGACTTTCTAGTTGTTCAAAGGTCATGCGTTCTTCTCCTTAAGTGCGGCTTCGATTGAGCGCGCAAAACAAAGCCAACCGCTTTTAAACGGCAGAATTGCCCACTCGCACTCAATCTCCTCATCCGTAAGCGATACCCACTCGCGGCGGGGTGGGTGGGTGTAGAGCGGAACTCCACCGCCAAACGGGTTCAACCTAAACTTGTTTGGAGTGCCTTCAATGTCAGTACCCATCCACGCCACCGGCTCCTGCTTCTGTTGCTCCAGCGCGCCGCTGAGTGCCACAATTGCGTCTCGCCCGCGCCGCGAAAGGCGGGCATCACTCCTGAACTCCAACGCATCCAACGCCTGCTCCACAACATCGCGGTCGATCAGTATTTTAGAAGTCATGTTCATTTTCCATTAGTTTTTCGACACGTTTATCGCTCATGTCGTTAGCGTCAACATGTGTTGTATGTTTATATGACTGCCTTTCCATTATGTCAGATGCTGCATTCTCTAAGGCATCCGCAATTAGACACGCTCTCCATGTGATCTGAGCATTAGGTGTTCTGTTTTTATGAGAACCATCACCATGAAAACCCTTGTCAAGTGCAGATGACAGATAGTCGACTAATTTAGACATAGTGTAACTAGGCCCATCTTGTTGCATCAGTTCCACAAAGTCGGAGATGACAAAATGTCTATAGGCATCTCTTTCTGTCTCTCTAGTAGCACGCTCACCGTCATCTGGATAGATTCCAGGATCAAAGTTAGTATCCATTATCTGCCTTTAAAGAATGTTAAAAACATTATCTTAATGATTTTTATCATCTTGTTGTCTTTCAACATAGTTAATATTTTAGCATAAAAAATTGATTCCGTCAAATCGGAGCACAAAGACCCTTCAATCTACTAGGTTATCTGTGTCACTTTCTTCTGCGCCCTTGAGATCGGCTCTCTCGGTCACCAGGATGTCCTCTTCCACCGTTGAGAAGCAATGGTTACATAAGTCTACAAAGCCTTGAGAACCTGTGTAGCGTCTGGTGGCTTCATAGTCAGTCAAAAGCACATTGCATGATAGGCATCTCATCGCATCCTCTCCCATACGTCATTACCAGACCACACATACAACCGA